GCACGCCCTCGACGCCGAACACCTCGCCGAAGTGCGCGTCATGGTCGAACGTCGGGAGATCCTTGCCCTTCTGGGCGGCATTCGCGCTGGGTGGCGCCGAGATCTGTGGTTTCTCGCTCACTGTTCGTCCTCCTGTTGGATGATCAGATGTCCCCGTCCACGGCCTCGTTCATCGGCCCCATCCCGATCTCGGAGTACTCGACCGGCGGACGATTGGTCGTCGAACCGGGAAGCCCCGTGGCGGAGTTGCCGACGTTGCGATTGGCCGGGTAGCTCAGGTCATGACGGGTCGGCAGCCCCGCGCCGTGGTACGACGTGTTGCTGACCGGGCCGTCCATGCCGCATTCAAGTCGCTCGGTGTACTGGTCGCGGCCCCACTCGCCGTGGTTGTCCGCCTGGCGGAACAGCGCGTCGCGCGGCATCGGCCGCCCGCGCTGGTCACCCCGCGGCTCGAGCACCTGAGTGCGCTCGGTGTTCTCGAAGCGGGTGTCCATCTTGTCGCACCCGTTGATGCCCTCGCGGACATCCTTGCGGCGGTCGAACTCGCGCTCGACGACGCCCGGATCCGGGCGCCCCATCTCGTAGTCGGTCGACGGAACTCGCATTGCCATGTCGTCACCTCCGAAGTGAAAAGGCCCGGCAGCCTCTTTCGAGACCGCCGGGCCATACCTGCAACAGCTCGCGGCGGGATTACATCTCGCCGATTTCGAACTTGTTGCCGCGCTTGCCGCTCACCTCGTAGTTGTTGGTCCGGCCGATCTTGCGCTCCGGCGCCGACCCGGTCATCGGGTCGATGTCGTAGTTGTAGTTCGGCTCGGTCGCGTTCGGGTCGATGGTCTCGCGGAGGCTCACGCCGTCCTCAAGATCCGCCGACTCGCGCTCGAAGTACCCGCCGCCGTACAGCAGCGTCGTGTCGCCGAGGCCATCCTGGTTGCCGTCCTCACGGAGGGCGTCCAGCTCGCTCGGCTTCGCGACGGTGCCCTTGGCGAACTCGTCGTTGTTCTTCTCGGGCTCAAGGATGACGCTGAGGCCGTCGCGATCGCTGTTGTGCGCGGTCTTCGAGCCGGCGCTCTGCTTCTCCTTGATGCCCTGCTTGGCGTTGAGGGCGAGGCCGTCGGACGCCTTCGCGCCCTTGCCGGTGTAGCCCTCGTTGCCAACGCTTCCGGTCTTGGTCTCGTCGTCGTGTCCGCCCGACCCGGCCGGGTTGACGTCGCCGGCGCCCTTGCTCGGGAAGCCCTTTCCTTTCGTGCTCATGTGTGTGTACCTCCGTTGCTAGGGGCTATTAGCCCAGGCTGTCCCAGCACAGGATGCGCGCACCCGGCACTTCGGTGTGGGCAATTCCGAACGCGAGCTCGGCGTACCACGCGATGCCGCGGCTGCGGCCGTAGTCCGTCGGGATCTTGCCTCGGATCTCTTCCGGCACCGCGAACACTTCCGCGACCGTGTCGGAGCCGAAGAAGAACCCGCGGTCGGTATTCGCCCAGCCCTGAGACGCGATGTTGGTCTGCTCGATGAACCGGATGCCTTCGTAGCGGCCCTTCTCGCCGTTCATGATGACGTGCCAGCCCTCGGGCGTGTACTGGTGGATGCCCTCGAGGTTGTTCTTGAACGACCGGATCGCGGTCGGCCGGAACACGGCGAGGTAGTTCACACCATCGAACGCCGGGATGTTCGCTTCCGCGAGGTAGTCGGCGATCGCCTTCACGTGGGTGTTCGAGAGCGCAGTCGTGGCCGTGCCCGACGCGGTGCCGTTCGTGGTCAGCGTGTAGGCGGTGGCCGACGTCGAGCACGCACGAAGCGGGGTGAGGTTGAACTGGTTGTACGCGGCGGTGTCCAGCACCTTGCGCGCATCGTTCTTCAGCACCTTGTGGATGATCTCGGTGACCGGGTGCTCCGAGAGATCGTCCAGCTTCTTGGTGAACGGGACGCTGTTGCCATACTCGACGATCTTCGCAGAGGCCTGCGTGATCGTGAAGTTGGTTTCCGGCATGACCTGCGTCTCGAGCAACTGGCCACCGGCCGTCACGACGTCCGAGTAGATGTTCCAGTTGAAGGTGTCGCCGATGCCGAGACCGAACGCTTCCTTCGCGTCGCAGAACTGGCGGTAGCGCACCATCGGCTGCAGAGCCGTGCGCAGCTTCCGACTGAGATTCGGCGACCACATGTATCCGCCGAGGGCGGACGTGTTCCAAACCTGACCTGACATTGTTGTTCCTCCGTCTGTTGAGCCGACCTCAGTAGGCCTGGCCGCGCGCTTTGCGGATGTCGGCCATCGCCGCCTGCGGCGAGTTGTCCGGTTCCGCGTCCGCGGCCGGTGCCGGGCGCCCCACTCGGGACTGCGGCATCGGCGTAAGCTTTCCTTTCGCCTGCTGACGAACTGCGTCGCTGGGCCCGGAGCCGGGCTGCCGCGGTTTGGGACCGGGGCGGCCGAATTTCTCACGGACGAGGCGACCCGCCTCCATCATGACCTGCTCGGGAGTCCAATCCGGGTGCTCCGTCGCTATAGCAGTGGTCTTGCTGTCAGCCAGCGAGTACAGATCGGAGTCGGCGGCGATCTCGGGGTAAGCCTTGACGAAGCCGTTCAGCCCGTCAACAAGCGCCCTCTGCGCGTCGCGTTCAGCAACCTTCCTCACCGCTACGTCGGCGGCCTGCGCGGCGATGGCATTCGGATCGATCTGGGGCGCTGCCGCTTGCCGGACCGTCTTCAACACCTTCGCCAGCTTCTGGGTAGCCTCCGCTTCGGGAGCGCTCACCAAGCTGCGGACCACCTCCGCTGCGTCTCTTTCAAGAGCCGCATCATCGATCGCAACCGCCTCGCGGGTCGGTTGCGCCTGCCGGGTGCGCAGAGCAGCTTCGGTCTGCTGTATCTGGCGCTCCCGTTCATCCAGCTGGCGCTGCCGCTGCGAGGCCTGCTGCAACCGGATGTCGGCTGCCAAGTGCTTCTGCAGCGCGGCACGCGCCTTGTCGAGGGGGATCAGTCTGACCTGCCCGTCGACCACGGTCCGGAACTGTGGCGGCTTCCCGTCCTGCCGGACGATGTAGTCCGCCAGAGGATCCGCCCCGTCCGATCCAATCTGCGTCGCCTCGCGCGCGGCCTCCGCCGCGGCATCGGCCTCCTGCCGGGTCTCGTCGCTCTCGACGATGGGCTCGACAGTTCCGCTCTCGGGAGCCGGTCGGTTCGCGACGCGGGGGCGATCGGTGTTGATCGCCTCGCCGCGCGACTCGCGCCCCATCTCCGCTGCCAGCATCACGGCACGCGGATCTCCGGTCTCGAGGAAGCGCTGATCGTCCTCTGCGCGTTGCGCGATGATCTGCTCATCCAGCCGGGCGAGCATCGTCTCACGCTCGGTCGGCTGCGGAGCACGCTTCGGTTGCGGTTGTGCACCATCGCGGCCCCTGTTGGCAACGTCGGTGCTCTGATTCTGTGACGCGTCGCGCGCGTCGCCGCCGGTATCGGTAGGCATGTGACCTCCTTAGTCCCTGTACTCGTTCAACTCTTTCTCGGCCTGATTGCCGTCGACGATCGCATCCCCCATCCACTGGATGAAGAGACGCGCGGCGGCGGCCTCCAGCCGGATCTTGCGGAGCTTGCGCTTCGCGCGGAACCAGCCGAAGAAACTATCGGGGTCGACGTCGAGCGCGTCGATCTGCGCCTGCTCTATCGTGAGCTTGGCGCGACGGTGCAGGTACTGGCCCACGGAGTCGTTCCGCAGGAACTGACGTACCTCTTCTCCCAGCACTGCGCGGCCGTACAGCTCGCGCTCCTTCTCATCAACAAAATCCGGTTGGGCCGCCATGCGGTGGGCCTCCTCTCCTGTGTTCGATCCCCTTTAATCAGCGTGCGGCGGGGTGTTTCTTTCCGCCGTGGTGCCAGTGCTTCGAGTTCTCCGCGAACACCGCGCGTCGGCGAACCGCCGGGTCCTCGCTGTGCTCCGCCTTCGCGAGCTTGCCGGCCGGAATGTGCTCTCCGGCCGGGGTGTGCGTGTCCCTATGCAGCAGGCCCTTGTGGCTCGGCTTGATGTTGATCGCCATCGGGTTTCACCTCCGGTGTGACGCCCGCGGCCTTCGCCACGAGCTCGGCATTCAGCTGCGCGCGAGCGACACCGTCGACCGCCGAGAGCTGCGCATTCTCCGACGCCGTCAGCTGGTCCTGCTGCGTCTTCACGATCGCATCGGGAACCGACACGCCGTCGGCGACGTGCGCCGCGACGCGCGGATGCAGGATGGTCTTCAGGCGCGCGGCCTCGCTCTCGAAGTGCGCGATGCACTCGCGCAGCCGCTGTTCTACCGCCGCGAAGTCCGACTTGAGATGGGCCTCGAGCTGGGCCTTGAATCCCTCGACCTGGCTGATCGCGCCGTGCAACGCGTGTGCGTTCGTGATGTCCGAAAAACTGAGCTTCATCGTGTGCTCCTTGGATACTTGTTGCCGTGCCGCCCCATGGAATACCCGCTCGTTGCGGGGTGTCGCTTGTGATCGCCGGCGCCGCGCGCCACACCGTGGTGCGCCATTGCCGTGTGGAAATCGCTGCCTTTGCGCTCGGGAAGCTTCGTCGGGCCGCGGGCGTGATCCGCAGCCGCGAATTCCTGCCCGACGCTCTGCGGGATGCCGAGGGTCGAATGACCGGCGGCTGCTGCATGCATCGCTGCCTGCTGTGCACGACTGACGCTCGGCATGGTTAGAATTTCCCCACGCCGGGGGCGAACGGCGCGTTGTCGGCGCCGATGGGCCCTGTGTCCGGAAGACGTACGCGGGTGGCGCCGCCCGCAGCAGCCGGGTGCACCTTGGCGCGCGGCGCCGAGGCGAAGCCCTTCGACGCCGGAGCGCCGGGGGCCTTGAAATGCGTGGAGATTTTCACTTTGCAGGCCCTCCGCCGGCATTGGCGCCGGGTGTTGCCACGCCGCCCGCAAGTGGCGGACGGCCTCCGTTGACTGGGTTCGCGCGCGGCCCGAGCACCGCAGCCACGGCCGCCGGGTGCATGCGCTGCAGCTGGAGCGCCTTGTACGCCTCGCCCGGCTGGCCGGGGTTCGGCAGCTTGAAGGAACCGGGCTGACCGGCCGCGTTCAGGTAGTTGCTCACTTGCCGGTCTCGATTGGGGACCCGTAGGTGCGCGTGGCGCGCTCCTGCGCGGTCGGAGAGTACTTCGGCTTCCAGTTCGCGCCGACGCTTGCCGCGCGCGAGGCGACGTCCGAGTTGGCGGACACTGCCGCCTTCGCGGGGCCGACGGCCGAGTTCACGGCGCTGTCGATCGAGGCAGAGCGCTGCCGGCCCCCGGCGCCGCCGGCGCCAGGGTTCTTGACGTCGAAGCCCATCGGGGCGTTCGTGAATGTGACTGGGTCAGCCATGGCTCGCTATGTACTCCGGTCGTGGCGGTTACGGACACCGCAGGTCTTTGAACTGCGAGATGCGTCTCAATGCGGAGGCGGCGGTCCCTTGCCGGGCTTCTTCGCGGGGCTGACGGGACGCGGCTGGGGCCGCGCGCCGTCCGCGCGCTTGAGGTTGACCTCGGCGAGGCGGTTGCCTTCCTTCGCAGCGCCGATGTCGCGCTGCGTCTTGTCCTTCATCTTGGCGATCTCTTCCTGCGACCACGTCTTGTTGTGGCCGAGGGACTCGGTGATGTCGGCCGTCCGCATGCGCCACTCGTGGTCCATGGCGTCGCGCGCGGTCTCGCGCTGGTGGCGGTCCTTCGCTTCCTGCCCGCGCTGCTGCAGCTCGGCCTGCTTGATCGCGATCTCGGGCGGCGGCGGGGGCGGCGGGGTCGTCTTCATGTGCTCCTGAAGCTCCGTGTCGTTCATGAAGAACCGGCTCGCGTCCTTGTACCCGAGCGTGCCCATGATCTCGTCGGCCAGCGCCTGCGACTTCACGCGGCGGCCCATGTCCGGCAGCTGCATGACCTGCCCGACGCCGAAGGTGAGCTTCTGGATGCGCTTTACCGGGTCGGTGTTGCCGATGCCGACATTGATCCGGACGATCAGATCCTGCTGCAGGTACTCGTCGCTGACCTCGTCCTCTCCGTAGCGGATCCAGAGCGGCGACTTCTTCGCCGCAACCGCGAGGATGGTGCGGTCGGTCTCGTACATCTGCTCCATCTTCACGAGCTGGCGCAGCACCGGCTCCATCCACGTCTCGAAGAAGATCTTGATGCCGTAATCCTGCACGGCACCCGCAGCACCTTGGATCTGGTCCAGCGAGCCTGCGCGATCGACCATCTTGCCGGCGCTCTTCGCAGCCTGCGCGCCGAACCCGCCGACGAGCTCGTCGATCTCGGAGGCGAGGCGATCCTGCTCCTGATAGCTCGAGCCGGTGACGTCTGGCGTGTTGATGACCTGCACGTCCTTCTCGGGATCGTTGGTCATCACGCCGCCGCCCGGGACGTTGCGCATCAGCGCATCGAGGTCCATCTGCGAGCCGCGGCGAATGAAATATCGCTTATTGAGCGCCAGCCGCACGTTATCCAAGCGCTGATTGGCGACTTGGTTGATCTCTTCCTGCAGCGGCGCCATCTGCTCGACGTCGCCGGCCGGGTAGTTGCGGTGCGCCTCGACGACGCTGAAGCCGACGATGAACGGCCGCTCGCCGGGGGAGAGGTGCGGATACAGATCCGTGAGCGGCATCGGGTCGGTGAGCATCAGCTCCGTGCCGAGAGTCCACCACGCGAGGTCGACGCCGTCCTCACGCGAGATGTTGAGGTGCGCCCAGACCGTCGTGTACTCGGGAGCCGATTGCTCCAGCGACGGATCGATGCGCTTGTGCCCCTCGCGGGCGCGACGCGTGCGGTTGTCGACGTTCTCCTTGCGGGAGGCCGTGACCTGATTGAGTGCGTACTTGCGCCAGAGCGGCTGGCCGGTCTTCGGATCCGGCGTCTCCATGCGGCGCATGACCTCGCCGGCGTACATGGGCATCAGGTAGACGAGCGTCGGGCTCGTCTGCGCGGGGTTGCGCCAGTCGCACATGGGGTCGAAGAGGAAGCACTCGGGCGCGATCAGATCGACCACCGGCATGTCGGCGACCGTCCGCATCGTCTTGTAGCCCATCGGCGTCTTCTTGCCGTCGCGCGTCTCGGTGATCGGCTTCCCCGCGTCATCGAACGCCGGGACGATCTCCTCGACCTGCTCGAACTGCCAGTACTGGTGCGAGATGCACAGGCCGTAGTTCTTCGTGTCCTGGAAGGCGCCCTGACAGGTCAGGAACCACTTCCACGGCACGGTCTCGAGGCGGTGCTGCACGAGGATCTTGGTGACCTGGGCCGAGATGGCCTGCCGGTCGTCGGAGGCATCGAATGGCTGGATGTCGAGGTAGTCCTGCGTCGCGAACGCAGCCGCGGCATGCGCGGCTTCCTGCGCCTTCAGATTGGCGCGGGTCTTCGGGCGGAACGTGCGCGCCCGCTTCCAGTCGCTGCGGACGTACGGGGTGCCGGGGCCGTGCTCGTTCCGGAAGTGGTAGAGGTTCCTCTCCCACTGCAGGGTGACGTTGGACTCCATGTAGTTGCGGGCGTGCACGTACATCGCGCGCGTCTTCTCGAGCGCCCATGCGTCGCTCTGGTGCGCCCACGCGCCGTCGCCGCGGTTCTGGTTGAGGCTCGTCGCGCCGCCGGCGACCGCGGGATCCACGCTGCCGCCGATGCCGTTGGTCGGCGGGATCGGCGTCGTGTTCGTCATCCCGACGGGCAGATCACCCGCCGTGCGGGAGAATCCGTTGTCCTGGTCCCGCGTGAACCCGGGCCGGGTCTGGCTGATGTCGCTGGCTTCTGGCATCAGACGATGATCCTCTTGGCGGGCTCGGCCGCGTTGTCGGTGGTCTCGACGACGTCGTCGCGCACGTTGCGCTTGAACGTCTCGAGCGTCGCCGGGTCGATGATGCGGGCCCGCGAGACGCCGTAGCGCTCGAGGATCTCGCCGGCGGCCTTCTCGACGCGCGGGATGAGCTGCGCGATCGTGTCGCCCTTGATGTGCAGGTGGTAGCCCTTCTGCTTGTCGACTGACGGACACTGCACGACGACGACGCCCTGCTCGGTGTCGACGATGATACCCCACTCGCGGCCCGGGTACTTCGCGACGAGCGCGGTGCCCAGCTTCTTCGCGATGTAGAACTCGAGGCGCGCCCGCTGCTCCTCTTCGGACATGCCCTCGGTCAGCACCAGATGGTTGTAGTCGACGAGGGGGTTGCGGCCCTTCTCGCCCTGGTAGTGCCGTTTCAGCGCCGATCTCATGCTGCTGGCTCCACGGAGTTCTCCTCGGCCGGTTCGAAACTTGAGCGCACCAAGTCGCCGAGCTCCTCGGCGTATGTATGCGCGAGCGCGTCCCCCTCGTCCGGGGAATCGAGCCCGCGCTTCTTCATGTCGATCTTCCGTTCGAGCCGTATACGCTCCTTGTCGTCGAAGTAATACTCCCGGCCCGTCAAAGCGAGACGCGCTTCATTGTCCTTGGCCGGCAGGTCGAGCCCCGACCGCAGGGCGTCCCGCATGCGGGACCACATTTCGGCCGTCTTGTTGTAGAAGGTGACGTCGTCGAAGGCGGTCGAACCGCCATTGACCTCGATGACCGGGTGCCCGAGCATCTGGAGCCGGTCGACGACGCCGGCGCCGACACCGACGCCGTCCACGAACACGGCGATGGCGCCCTGGTGGTCCTTGATCGCGCCGACGACCTCGGCGGCGACCTGCATGGTGTTCAACTCGCGGAACTTCCGGAACTCGTGGACCTTGCGGCCCTGCCGGATGCAGATGACGGTCTTGTCGTCGCCATAGCGGGCGACGTCGACCCCGATCACGACCGGCATCATGCACCACGCCTCGTACGGGATCTCGGAGAGCATCGCGCGCTCGACGAGATCGCTCGCGATGAACTGCATGGCGCCAGCGCGCGGGAAGAGACCGAGGATGCGGACGCGCACGAAGTCGGAGTCGATCCCGTAGGCGGTGATCCACTCCTCCAGCTCCGCCTTGTTGGTCATCTTCGCGGTGCGCGAGTCGATGCTCGTGTGCACCCAGCGCTTGGCGTCGCCCTCGAAGCACATCTTGAACCGGCCGGTGTTGCGCGTCGGGTTCCCGAACACGAACCACATCGAGCGCGGATCGGTCATCGCGCCCTCGGTCACCTCCCAGATCCGGTCCGCGATCGCGGAGGCCTCGTCGAAGATGATGATCTTGTACTTGCCGTGCATGCCGGCGAAGGCCTCCGAGTTGTGCTCGGTGTTCGGCGTCGCCGCGACGTACCACGTCTCGGGATGCTGCAGGTGCCAGAAGCGCGTCGCGGTCCACTTGAACCAGTGCCGGTTGATCAGGCGCTTGTACCAGAGCGCGAGCTCGCGCCACGTCTTCGTGGAGAGCTGGCTCATCGTGTTCGCGGTCACCACCCCGGTCAGCTGCGGCCGGGTCGACATGGCCCAGAGCAGGAGCCACGAGGTCTCCGCGGTCTTCCCGATGCCGTGGCCCGAGGCGACGGCCTCGCGGATGTTGGCGTCAGGGTCCCGGGAAAGCTTCTTCCCGATGCGCTCCAGCTGGGCCGCCTGCCATGTGTCGGGACCCTCCTGCCCGGCAAGCTCGCCGCGGCCCCAGTCGAACGCGTAGTAGACGAACCCGAGCGGGTCGTTGATGAAGCGCTCCATGTCGGAGGTCAGCGCGTCCTCGAACTCGGCGTCCGTCATCACGCGCTCGGGCTGGCCGGGCAGCTTCGGCGGCTCGATGTGCAGGCCGCTCATCTTCTCGTGGTTCCCGCGGACGTCGGCGGCGGTGAGGGTCACGGGGCCTCCGCGTCATGGTAGAAGTCGACCACGCCGTTCGTGATGTTGAAATGGCTGCGGCACAGATGCTCGCCGTCGCCGAGGACGCGGAGGCTTCGCGTGTGCCCACCGCCGTCATCGACGAACGTGAGGTCGGCGAGGCTCGTGCTGCCGCCCGGATTCCACCAGCTCGGATGCTCGGACCGCCCCTTGAAGTTCATCGCGAGCCGGTGATTCTTCCGGCCGGCGAGCTTGCAGCCCGGGCAGTCGAACTGCACGCCCATGGCGTTTGCGAAGTCCGCCGTCGTCGCCCACTTCGCGTCGTAGAGGCGCGGATTGCAGGCGGCGAGCGGAATGGTGCGGCCTTCGAGCCTCATTGGTCGAGCCACGCGGTGTCGAGGTCGGCCTTCGGCGCCTCGCTGAAGACGGCATCGACCGCCGCCTCCATCTGCGCGCGGCTGACCGCGGTCGGGGCCGAGGGCTTCTTCATCGCCGCCCGCGTGCGCGCGTCCTCGAGCCGCGCCGCGTGGTTGACCTGCACGTTGACCTGCGTCGTCTGGTCGGCCTTCTCGCGGAAGAGCTTCGGGTACCAGCCCTGCATGAGCCTGAGCCGGGTCTCGACCTGCAGTTTCGAGCGGTTGACGTTGGCGTTGTTCGGCACCGTGCCACTCTTGCCGCCGGTCTCGAGCGTGTCGTCGGTCTTGTCGTCCGCGATGTCGATGATCTCCTCGCCGACGACGAGCGCGCGGCTCTTCAACGCGAGCAGATAGCGCTCGTTCAGCTCCTGGTCCTGCACCACGAGCCGCGAGAAGCTGATCGCGTGGCGCCTCGCGTCCTCGGTCTCGATCCCCTTGACCGCCGCGACGGCGTCTTTCAGGCTCTTGCCGCTCGCGATCTCGGCGAACACGTCCTCGACCTCGAGCACCGACCACTCGCGCTTCAGCGCCGCGATCCGCGCCGCGTCCCACTTCTGCCGCTCGAGAGGGTCCGAGCGCACGCAGGCCTCGATGTCGGCCCGGGTCATCCAGAACTTCAGCATCGCGTCCTGCAGCGGCATGCCGGTCGCGATCGCGCCAAGGAGCGAGCTCCAGCGCGTAAGTGTCTTCGTCGGCACGGGAGGCGGGCCCGGGTCCACGAGATCGCGGGGCACGAGCGGGGCTATCGCGCTCATGGGCTAGTAGTACGGCGGGACGTGCAGGAAGGGGTTGTGCCCCGGGTACTCGATCTTGTTGCGCCACCCGCTGAACTGATACACCGGGTAGGGCTGCTCCGGACCGCTCACGCCGTAGCTGAGCGACCGGAGGTCGATCGTTTTCCGCGCGGGGGCGGCAGTCGGGATGTTCGTACCGGGGCCAGCTGGCATGGGACCTCCTCTCCTGCTCCTGGGAAAGGCTGGGGGCGAGGTGTGCGCTCCTCGCCCCCGCCGGCCGTGGGGAACGGCTGTCGTGACGCAGGAGAGACGTCCGACGCCCGCAGTTGTCCCGGGATGACGAGCTGAAGTCAAATCGGCTCCTCAGCCGTGCGCGCGTAGTCACAAAATTTTGGGACCCTCCGTATTCCCGGCGACCGGGTGCCCCCTTCGACCCCTCCATTCCTCAATCCTGGGGTTCCACGTGGAACTTCTGCTCGGACGGCCCCTGACCCGCGGCGAAATCGCGTCCATCTCAGACTTACCTGAGGCGCGGGGCGCGGGGCTTAAGACCCCAAGCGAGGCGGAGCTCCTGGCACACGGAGGACCCGTCAACCCGAAAAGCATGCTTCCGTACCTCCCCCGTGCGGGACTCCACGGCCGACGCGTAACCCATTGATTCGTCGCCCGTTGTTACCGTAATCCCGGCGCGTGGGCCACATTCTGAGGGTCTCGGCAGGGTCGTAACGCGCACAATGCGGATTACGTGTCCGGTACGGCCCGTGCGTTGGGTAGGAAAAGTGTCGACAGTTGACAGTCGACAGTTCCTGTTACAGTTCGTAATGTCAGACTCACATTTGATACTTGACCACAAAGCATACTTTTGATACTGTCGCGCTGTGGTTATCAAATGAGGGTTTGACAATGCTAACCAAATCACTGCACACCGTGACAGCCGGGGTAAACGTCGCGCTCACCCTGTTGGCGCTCCAACCGGGGGCATACCCGAAAGGCTTTCATCGGGACACGTCGCTAGACAATGCGCTCAAGCTTGCAGGCGACGCACTGCGCGTGCTCGGTCACGAAATGCCGGACAAGCCGGCGGACGTGCTCGCCGATCCGACGGTGCTGCGCATTGTGCGCGACTGCTACTGCAATCTGTCAGGCGAGGGCGCGCACGTTGGCATGCTTGACGTGACTGGCGCGCTCCGTTCTCGTCTCTCGCCGCGCGATTACGACCGCGACAACGCGAGGCGTTTCAGCGGCGGCCGGTTGAGCGACTACACGGGCCCGTAACAGTCCAGCGTGGAGCGCACGCGAGTCGTGCGCTCTGCAGTGCACTGTTGCACTAACAGGAGTAGCGAACGTGACAGTTGAAACGTGGACCCCCGAGGATGCAGCGCGGGCATTCGGCCCGCATGACAGTCGCGCACGCGGTTCGTTGCGTGAAAAGATTCGCGCCGAAAGCGAGGCGCGCCGTGCGCGCTACGCTGAATTCGCGAAGCTTTGGGCCGACGCGCACGCGGCCGGCATGGCTGCGGGCAACGCGGTGCGCCCGACGCCAATGGTCGTCTGCAATGGCGACGTACGCATCAATGGCGCGCCGCTCGATCCTTACAAGCCTGCAACGGACATCGTTGACGTCGTCGCCGATGGCGCTTGCGGGTTTGCTTGGGTTGTCGTGCGTCCCGGCTCGTGTTCTTTCGCACGCTGGGCCGTGAAAGAACGCGAGGGCCGCAAAGAATACGGCGGCGGAGTGCGCGTGCGCTGGGTTGGCGAATTCAATCAGTCGCTAGAGCGCAAAGACGCCTACGCAAAGGCATTTGCGGACGTGCTGCGCGCTGCGGGTATCAACGCCTACGCGCACAGCCGGATGGACTGACAGCGCAGCGTGGAGCGCACGCGAGTCGTGCGCTCTGCAGTGCACTGTCGCACTAACGGGAGAATGGCAATGGGTAATCGTGCCGTGGTGACTGTCAGCGGTTCAAAGGTTGGCGTGTATCTGCACTGGAATGGCGGACCGGAGTCTGTGCGTGCGTTCCTGCGCGCTGCGAAAGACCTCGGGGTTCGCGATCCCGAGTCCGACCCGTCGTACTTCTACGCGCGATTCGCGCAGATTGTCGGCAATTTCTTCGGCGGGACGACGTCCGTAGGTGTCGGCGCGCTCGAAGAGCTAGACACCGACAACGGCGATAATGGCGTATTTGTCATTGGCGCGGGGTTCAAAATCACAAGGCGCGAGCATGCGAAATACGCGGCGCATGACGTCAAGGGTAAGCCGGCCCGCGACAAAGAAAACGCGGTTTATCTGGCCACAATGGCCGCTAACCGCGAATTGCTGGCCGAGTCGGATTATCAGGCGAACGGCACGCGTACGGCCACGGTTAGCTACATTCCGGAGGATGCCGGGGCGCCGACGGCTGCGTGACTGCGCAGCGTGGAGCGCACGCGAGTCGTGCGCTCTGCAGTGTGCCCCGGGAATACGGGAACAAGGAGCGGCGACAATGACCATTGCAGGCAAGGTACTTTCGACACTCACCGAACGCGAGTCGTCGGCATATTCACTCGGCGCCGGCTACGCGGTCGGCCCGCTGAATCGCGGCCGGTTCACGTTCCCGACTGGCGCGCTGCTATCGGAGCGGCGCAACGATGCCGGCCGTGTGACGCATGCGCTATACGCGTATGCGGATGGGTCGCGACTCGAATTCACGTGGACTGCGGCCACGGGCCCGGCGCTTCGCGAGATGCGGCCTGGCCAGGCACTGTCCGGTCAACGGTAGCAGCAACGGGAGAGTCCGCAATGCTTACTTCAATCGTCAAGGCGACGCGGCGCCACTATGCCGCGTTACAGCACCGGCCGGCGCCCGATCGCATCGGGATCTATTGCACTGTCGGCGAGCGGCCGACTTACGTGCTATGGGTCCGTGCGCCGACCGAATCGCAGCGACGCGCCGCGCTTACCCGCACATTGAACCTGCTGCGCGCTATGTGGCCGGAGGTTCAGGAAATTGAAGTACGCTTGCGGCGCTACGGCGAGGATCCTGGCCAGGCTCTGTCCGCTCATTCGGAGCCGCGCGCATGAGTGCCACAATTCTGGAGTTCCCAAGCAAAGTAGCGCGGGCCCGTGCGCAGCATGCACGGATCCGCGACCGCGCCGCCGACTGCCCGCGTACGTTCGCCTTGTATCTGCCCGGTCAACGCATCCCCGGAGTCGGCCACCGTCCGCGTTGGACTGGCGCGGTCCCGCTGACGGGCGTGCTTCGCTGCACACTGTGCGGTAAGGACATCATCCCATGAGCAAGCCAAACGGCTACGTCCTGTGGTCTGGCGCGTCGCTGATTGACGGCGCGCCAGTCGTTGCCATTGTCACAGGCACGGCATCGGGCAGTACCAACCGAAAGACCGGTGCCATGCTGCAGACCTACATCCTGCGCTCTGACGTCGAGCCGACCGAGGCTGTGCGGCTCGGGCTTGATGGGTCCATCTGCGGCGACTGTCCGCACCGGGGCGTGCCCAATGTGCCCCCGGGATTGAGGGCCGCCGGCTTGACGCTCGAGCCTGGCCAGGTTCCCGCGCTGTCCGGACGCACGTGCTACGTCAACGTGGGGCAAGGGCCGCTAGGGGTCTATCGCGCCTACAAACGGGGCAACTATCCCGCCGCCTACGCTCCCGCGTCCGGACTCGAATCAATGGCCGACATTGCGCGCGGCAAGCTTGTCCGACTTGGCACCTACGGCGATCCTGCTGCGGTCCCGGTTGGTGTCTGGCGCGTGTTGCTACGCCACGCCACGGGGCACACCGGCTACACGCACCAATGGCGCAAGGCGCCTCAGCTGCGGGACCTGTGCATGGCGTCGGCCGACTCATTTGCGGACCTTGCCGAGGCCCATAGCGCGGGCTGGCGCACGTTCCGGGTCGCGACTCCACGCGACGGCGATGCGCGGTTTCCGGCCGAGGTGGTCTGCCCCGCATCCGCCGAGGCTGGCAAGAAGCTTACGTGCGCCGAGTGCCTCGCTTGCTGCGGCGCAGCCACCGGCCGACGCGGCTCCATCGTCATTCAGGCTCATGGCGGGTTCGCGGTCTCTGCGAACATCAAGCGGAGGTTCAGTGCCTGAAACCAGGCGAGCTCGCGGCAGCGAGACGCACCTCTATGTGCGCTGTCCGATCGCTATGGCTGACCGGGGGCGCAGCCCTGCGAGTTATGCCATCGTAGTCTTTAAGATCATGGACCCCCCATACATATCTTGTGTATAACATTCTTATAAGTGCACATTGTTGATGTTTATGTGCTCGTGTGTTAATGTTATAGGTAACTTATGGTTTCGAGGTTCATGTAATCAAAGACTACGTTGATATAAGGAGTACCCATGTCCACTGGCTGGCATCACTCATCGCGCTTTGGCTCGGGCAATTTCACGCGCGGCTCTGACCGCAAGGGCTACCGTGGTGGCCGCAAGCCCGCATACCCGGAAGGGACCATTACGCGGATTCAGCGCATCAGGCTGTCCGAGGCTCACGTGGCCGCCGCAACCCTGTTCGGTCGCGGGAACGCCGCACGCGGCATACGCTTGGCGTTGACCGCCGCGGCGCTTCGCATGCCGGGAATGCCGACCGACGAGATTAGGGCCCGTGCGCTGTTCCTGCGCGAGAACCGCAACGCACCTCACACCAAGCAAGCGCTTGGCGTCACTGCTGCAGCGCGCAAGTCGCTGGGCGTCGACGACGAAGTTGACGAGGAGTGGCGCCTCTTCAGCACGGCCGCCAATAAGGCCGAGGCGAAATCGCAGATGCGCTCATTCGAGCGTGCCTGTCACGCGCCGCCCGATCCCGATATGCCGCCTGAGCCGCCCGAGGACCCCGTCTACGCAGCCGAGTGCGACGCGGCCGACAAGCGGCAAGAGGCTGAGCTGGCCGCCGAGATGGCCGAGGAACCCGACACATCGTGGCTCGACGGCGAGGAGACATCGGAATGAGCACGCGAGCGCCACTTGGACCTCGTGGGGGCCCGAACATGAGGGCTTACGGGCTGTGCCTCGCCGGGGCGGTTGCCACCGCCCTCGGGGGCTGCACTGTCTGGACGCCCGAGATGCGGACCGAGGAGGCCGTCTACCAGACGCTCCACGCCGTGGACGCCGCCCAGACGCTCCAGCTGGCCCGCCAGCCGGCCCGCTACTGCGAGGTGGACTCGGCGTGGGCCATCGGGTCGCATCCGA